CCAGCAAAAAGAATCCCGTCTTCGCGGCGCCGTCTCGACCGGCTCTCACGTCGGTAAGGCCGCGTCCTTCATCGAACAGTTCGGGTCCGCCACCGCGGTAGCCCGCACCAGCCGTCACGCCGACACGCCCGTCCTCGATCTGACCCAGGACAAGCGTTGGGTGTTCCCGCTCGACTACGAGTGGGCGTCGCTCATCGACGAGCAGGACAAGCTGCGCATGATTATCGACCCGACCAGCCCGTATGCCCAAGCGGCGCACGCGGCGATGTCGCGCCAGATGGACAGCGTGATCCTGACGGCGGTCTTCGGCACCAACTTCACGGGCGAGAACGGCACCACGCAAGAGACGTTCGGTACCCTCGGGTCCGGCGCCTACGACGTGGGCGTCAACACGGGCGGCACGGCTTCCGGCTTGAACGTCGCGAAGCTCCAACTGGGCATTCGACTCCTGATGACCGCCAACAAGGGCGAACTGATGGAGCCTGTGTACGCGGCGATCTCGGGCTACGAGCACGATCTGCTGCTCAAGGAAATCCAGGTCGTCAACAAGGACTACAGCAACAGCGCCCGCCTGGAAGATGGCCGTGTACGGACGTTCATGGGGACGAACTTCATCCTCTCCGAACTCCTGACCGTCACCGCCGGCAATCGGCTCATCCCGATGTGGCTGAAGAGCGGCCTGTATCTCGGCATCTGGAACGATCTCGAGGCGAAGGTTTCGGAGCGCGCGGACAAGGGTTACGCGACCCAGGTCTACGTTCGCATGACCCTCGGCGCCTCGCGCACGCAACTCGGCAAGTCGATCCGCATCAACTGCGACGACCAGATCTAACCGGCCGGCACATAGGAGAAACACATGGCTCTCGTATCCACCTCGCAAGAAGTTACCGACCAAGACGCGACCCCGGTCGTCAAATCGAACCTCATCAAGAAGGGCGGGAAGGTTCGCACCGCCCGCGGTTTCCTACTGGCCGCCAACTTCACCGGTGGCACCGTCGGCCAGTGGTACACCTTCGCGCGCGTTCCGGCGCGGGCTCGCGTGATCGGCGTGTTCATGACGAATGCGACCAGCACGACCGGCGCCGTCAAGGTCGGTCTGTACCGTCCGAACAGCGGCATCGCGATCTCCGATGCGGTCTTCGCTTCGGTGTTCGTCATGGGCGCGGCCAACAACCGGGCTCGGGTCGACACCGTGCAGACGGCGGCACAGCGCAGAGATGATCTGCAAACCGCCTACGTGACCGCGATCGGCACGGCCGGCGCGACGAGTGACACCGAGTACGACATCGCTGCGGCGATCGTCACAGTGCTCGGTGCTGGCGTCGACGCGCTGCTCGAAGTCGACTACATCCTGCCCGAGTAGTACTCACCCCTCGGCCCTTCGGGGCCGGGGAGTTTCACGGAGGTAGGCAGTGGCGATTCCGACAGACTTCAAGGGCTTTACCCCGGCAGCGGCCACCACGAAGACGTTCAAGATCCTCGGGTCGGCGACAGTCGGCGTGTGGGGCTGCGATGTCGACGGGACGTTCACCCCGGCTATCGTACCGCTGGCCCCGAACATGGTCGTGTTTCTAGGCCAGGCGTACACCGAAGCGCAGATCATCGCCGCGATGTTCGACTACATCAAGCGAAGCGGCGGGGCGCATGCCGGATCAGCCGGCGGTTTCCCGGCGCAGGCGGCGCAGCAAGTCGCGCTGACCAGCACTGTCACAGCGTAGGAGAAAAGGCATATGGCAAACGAATCCTGGGTCTACGGCAGCGCAGTCACCCATCCGTACGCGGGAGAGGTGAGCGTCGATGTCGTCACGACCGGCGGCACCCTAACGGGCTCGAACCTAATCGAACTGCGCGTTCTCAAGTCGTCCTTGGGCGCCGCGGCGAACAAGGGCTTCAACGAGAAGCAGAACGTTCTGCGGCAACTGGAGATGATCCACGCCAAGATCGCGCACAGCGACTGGCCGCCCTTGGCTGATTCACTGGTGTAGTCGTGGCCGCAAAGCACTGGATAGCCGGAGCCATCAAGCATCCCGGCGCGTTCACGGCGAAAGCCAAGTCGGCGGGCATGAGCGTCGGCGGCTACGCCCGGGAGGTACTGATGCCCGGTAGTCACGCCAGCACGCAGACCAAGCGCCAGGCGAACCTCGCGCAGACCCTGCGCAAGATGCATCACTAGGAGACGCGATGGGCAAGATTCTCCGTTTCGAGAGCACTACCAGCCGCCCGGCAGATGCTACGGCCTACGCTGGCGGCGATGAGATTGCCAATAGCGCCACCGCGGGATCAGTGGTGCGCATGTCGTTCGATCTGTCCGGCACGAGTCGCGGTCGTATCATTCGCGCGTGCATGGACATCACGCCGGCTTCCGGCAGTTTGGTCATTGTCGCGCTGAATCTGAATGCCATCATCTTCAAAACCGCGAACTCGCCGGCCGCTGTCGGCGACAATGTAGCGATCAACATCACGGGCGCGCAACGGCGACTGTCGATCGGTCATTTCCTGTTCGACGACGGTGCGTGGGTAGCGCCGAACGGCGGTTTCACAGCAGGCGCTTCCGGCTGGCAGGAGACGCCGGCCACTCTGTCGCTACCGATCGCGACGCCGCAGATCGCCGTGCAACACGTACCGGGATACATCTTCGAATGGCGACAGGGCGAGACGAAGCAACTGGACGTGGTATTGCAAGCCCTGGCCGGCTGGAATCCCACGGCTGTCGTGAATACCATCGGGATGTGCATCGACGTAGAAGTGGAATAGCGGACCTTCCCGCGTTCCGCTCGGGGAGGTAGCGTGACCACATCTAACGTATCCATCGCCAACGAAGCGCTCCAGCTTCTCGGCAGTTCGCGCAAGCTCGAATCGCTGACCCAGGATCATCCGAACGCGCGCACGATGAACGCGGCCTTCGAGCGCACGCGCCAGTCGCTCATCCGGCGGTACGAATGGAGCTTCGCGAAGAAGCGCGCGTCGATCGCGGCCGACGGCGACCAGACCGTGTGGGGCGAGCACAACCGCTACAGCATCCCGAACGACTACCTCCGGCTCACACGCAATAACGAGACGGGTTTCTCCGTCGACTGGCAGATCGAGGGTGGCTTCATCGTCACCGACGACGACTCGCCGCTCGAGGTCATCTACATCGCCGACATCGACGATCCGAACGCGCAGGATTCGCTCTTCCGCGAGGCGTTCGCCAATCGACTGGCGTTCGTGACGTGCAAGGAGATCACCGGCTCGACGGATCTGCATCGCGTACTCAACGGAGATTTCAAAGACGTGATCGCTGAAGCAAAACAGACGAACGCGATCGAGAAACCGGCGCAGGGACAGAACGAAGAAGACGACACCTGGCTCTTGGCGAGGCACTAGATGGCGCGCAAGTCAGGCATCCAGAACGGGTTCGACGCCGGGGAGTTGAGTTCCCTCCTGCTCGGCCGGCAGGACTTCGACAAATACGATCGAGGCATGTTCGTGTGCCTGAACGGGCTGCCGTTTACGCAAGGCCCGTGGACGCGCCGCCCGGGCACCGCGTTCCTGCATCAGTGCAAGTATCACGAGCGCGCGACGCGGCTTTACCCGTTCCAGTTCTCGACGACACAGACGTACGTGCTCGAGTTCGGCGATCAGTACATCCGGTTCTACACCAGTCACGGCATTCTCACGAACGCATCGCAAAGCGTGACGGCGATCACCAAAGCGAACCCTGGCGTCGTGACGAAAGTCGGGCACGGCTATTCTAACGGAGATCGGCTTCAGTTGTCGGCCTTCACCACAGGCATGACGCAACTGAACGGCCGGGAGGTGCAGGTAGCGAACGCTGCCGCCGACACGTTCGAGTTGTGGGAGACGAACGGCGTCGGCGCACTCGTAAAGATCGACACTACATTGTACGGCACGTTCACGTCAGGCACGATGGCGAAGATATTCGAAGTCGTCTCGCCGTACTTCGCGACTGAACTCGCGGCGCTGCGCATCACGCAATCCGCCGACACGGTATATCTGACCAGCCCGACGAAACCGCCGAAGATTC